GGGGGATTGAAATGAAAAAGTTTACAACGGAAGAGAGAGCAATAACTTTCAACCGGATGCTAGAACGTGTAGGCGTAGCTCAGTGGGGCAGAGCATCGAGGTTAGTGGAAGGTTGTGGGGTATCACCCGCCACGGCAAGCGGCTGGTTAAATGGCAGTCTGCCTCGGGATAGTGTGGCACTGCTACAGTGCTGCGATCACTTTGACATTGACGTTTACGAGTGGGTGACGGGTACTGGTCGTGCAAAAGGTGTCAACACGATAAAGTTTAAGCGGAACATTCACCGCCTAAAAGCTTTTGAGGTCGAGCGTGAGAGCTTATCTCCAGATCAATTTTCAGTAATGGCCGTTATGCTTTATGAAGACGAAGATAAAGCTGAATTTATGCTAGACAACATCGACATTCTGGCCCCTAGATAATAAAACATCCTTTGAAATCATAAGCTTAATGACTAATTGTCATTGGGCTTTTTGGGCTGCCCACCGTATAATTGCGCCTCATCTACCCAGAGGCTTATATGCTAGTTACCTACATGATTATTGTTTCTCTTTTCGGCCTGACCCTGATTGCTGCGGACGACCTGTCTAAATAACCCTTTCTTTTTTAAGAACCCCCCCCTCAACAGTGACGCGAATCGCTAAATCTATTGCGTGATTTGCTATAGCGTTATCTCGTCAGCGCATTAGTCTGTAGGATTTGACCTTTTGCGCCAAGCAGCTTACGGTGGTTACATAGGCATCTGTTATACATATAAACCCGCCTCTCTAAAGACGCAAGAGATTGCCGTCTCCGACTGTAAGTTTAGCCATATCTTTATGCACCATCCGCGATTTGAGTAAACTATTTCACTATTTATTACACTTAACCGTTAATTATCGCACTAACCACTTGATTCTACAGTTATGGAAATGCATAATAAGTGCAGACATATTCATAAATGGATCAAGAAAATGCAGGTCGAAACAAGAAAACAAGTTTGGGATACGCTAAGTTCCACTGACTATTCTAATCACGTAATGACAGATGAAGACGGCATTCAGATAATTCAGGCGATGTCGGCGCACAGTCTGATGATGTCGGCTTACCCTGAGTATACCTATGAGTACGTACAAGACGCTACTGGTCGAGATCTTCATTACCTTGAGGATGGTACTGCCGAAGTCAGAATGATTATGACTATCGCAGGAAATCACAAAACCGTTAGCCTTCCTATTCACCGCAACACCCAAGCCATCAAAAACCCATCAAGCTGGGATCTCAACACCGCCAAGCAGCGGTTGCGCGTCCGTGCTATGGGTGAGTTTGGTCTGGCGCACAGTCTTTGGATAAAGGATCAACCCGCCCCTGAACCAGTCTATCTTGGTGAAGACACGCCGACTGTGGCTTCTAGCGACACCTCTATGGCTCAAGATTACTGGCTTGAGGCTGACCTCGATACCTGCGCTAACCTTAGGGCGTTAGAGCGACGACACAACCGTTACTTGAACGCGCTACGCACCAGCAAGATTGATGCCGACCCTTATGCTGCTGAGTATGAGAAGCTAAAAGATATCAAATGTAAGCTGTGGGAGTCTGCCGCATGAGTGCAGAAATCCAAGGATCGCCCGAATGGCATGAGGCTCGGAGGCTTCCTGAACCCGCCTCTGCAATTGCTGCGCTCACAAATGATCACCCTTACCTGAGTATTGCTAAGTACATCCGACAGCGTGTGCGTCAGTTAGCGCGAGTCGAGTCTGAATTTGTAATGGTGCCTGCTGTTGAACACGGTCAGCTTATGGAGGACACCGCACGAAGGTTCCTTGAAAAGCTGATCAACGTAAAGGTTCGGGAAACAGGTTCGGTGGTTCATCCAGAGTATGAATTCCTACAGGCATCAGCCGATGGCTTGGTGGGGTTAGACGCATGCTGTGAGTTCAAGTGTCCTTACCCCTACTACACCAAGAAGCCCTACAGCATTTTCGACAAGAAACGAAGCATGTACCTGACGCAGGTATACATGCAGATGGAGTGCCTAGATGTCGATGAGTGCCACTTTATCTGCTACTTAGCCAAGAGCAAGACGGCAGAGCCTCAGTATGTTTATGAGAAGGTTGTGCGCCCTGACAACTGGCTGGGTGAGTTACTTGACGGCAAGCTATTGCCTTCTCCGAAGTCTGGAAAAGTAGCTCGAATAGACCTGTATAAAGAATGGCACGACCACATTGTCGCCGAGTATGAGGATGAGGGTCGCAGGAAGAAGCATGTTGAGCCTGTGGATATAGCTAAGTCCGTAACAGGCGACACAGACTTGGATCTCTTGACCGAGACTCAGGTAAAAATCGACAGCCTAGAGCAGAAGATGGGTAGTGACCTATCTGAACTGATAAGGCTGAGGGATGCATCTGATGAAATTAAGAAAGTATTGGGCGCTAGGTACATGGAGTCAATCAGTAACGGGAAAACCTTGGTTAAGGTAACCCATAAATCAGCATCAGTGGACTTTCGTAAGGCGTTCAACTATCTCAATGGTGAGCAAATGCTGCTCGACCAAGGGGACAGTATTGATCAGTTCAAGCGAGAGACGGGCTTGATGCAAATTAGAGTAATTAACGAGGAATCAATATGACACAAAGTTTTGAAGTAGCAGGTGGCAACGGTCGCTTATATCGCCTTAACAGTGAAGAGAAAGACAAAGAGCTGGCGCGACTTGCCGGTCTTATGGAGCGGGGCAATTCATGGGCCACCCCTGACAAGCTGCATGACTACAGTGGGTTTTTACAAATCAGCCAGCCGTTTATTGACTGGGTGCAGTCGTGCTTTGACGCGCAAGATGAGGAGAATATGCGAATGAACTGGAAAGGTTTTGTAGCGGAGTCGGGTAAGGGCGCGAAGTTTTTGAAGATACAGGATTCGTGGATTGCCAAGCAACCTAGCCTTAAGCAGTTTATTGATACTGGAAGCGGCACTCCCCGACGAGACGCGGCAAAACCTGCTCAAGCGCCAGCGACTGAAAGCTTTGATGAAGACATTCCATTTTAAAGAGACTGGCTGATGGCACTTAAACTTACAAGAAATGCAGGAACGGCGGTCTATGGAGGTTGGAATCTCAACCCCAATAGACTCAATGAATCCTACGATCATCGGCTATTAGTCAGGTCGGTCATTAAAAAAGTAGGAGAAGTAGATAGTGCCATAGTCCACCTGACAACACGCGGCAAAGGCGTTGAGCAGCATATGTTGCTTGTCGGTAGCGATCCTTTAATAGTCGCGGATGGTGTTGAGGTGACGTTAGAGACTGTGGGGACGTATGTGGTTCGGAAAGCGGCTTATTGCTCAGAGTGTGAGCGCGGCGGCGAAGATCAAAGGGACATTCCTCAGGCTTCCTTTGCCTTCTCTGCTCCTAGTGAGTACCGGATCATCCGCGATGATGCTGTCAAGAAGGCATAGCGTTGCCTTAGACCAAGTAGGGTCGTCATGCGCCCTTAGATTAATGGCCCAGTCTGGCTCACTGGGGGTCGAAACGAGCCACTTAAGCTACTTTAATAATAATAAATATAGGTCTGATATATGGATACTGAAGATTTGTTGCGAGATGAGTGGGACAGACGAGCTTCAGTTGTGGTTTGGAGTCAAGTACTTCAGACGTTAAGCGGATGTAGGGTAGCGATGCTAAACATGGATTCATTCATGTTGCATGAGGGCTACTGCTATGTCGCGCTGATTGATTACGGTAGTGAGGTGGGTGTGGAGACCTACAACGAGGCTGGTGAATGGAATATTGGTGTACTTCACCCGTTGAATATCATCAAGAGGGGTGATCACCCTATGAACATTGTAGAAAAGAAAGCAGGTTAACTGGCCACTTTGCTATCAAAAGAAAACTTGGCTATATTGTCAGGGCTTCGTTTGGTGGAGTGGTCGCTCAAATGGAGAATAAAAATGAGTGATCAATTAACTTTTAAAGATGTAGCGGTGAGGTATTTGAACAAGCCGACCAAGAAACTAGGTCGCAAGAAAAACTACAACGCCTTTGCCTGCTTGGAATGGATGTACGAAAAAAGACCCTCAATGATCTTGATTGAAGGGCAAAAGAAGCCAGTACCTTATGGGCCGAGAAACCGAATTCGGTCACATAAAATTGTTTCTTGGGATGAAACGTCGGGAAGATTTGCAGACACTCATATCAGCCGCATTAGAAATATTGATGTTGAGGATATGTTAGATGCTCTTAGGAATCAGAAAGGTCTTAGCAACAGCGGGATCAATACATTCCTAGTTTATCTTAGAGCTGTTTGTAACTTTGCTTTTGAGAAGCTTGATGTTTCATTCGATAAGTTCCCAAAGATAGAGACGCTTCCTACTCAGGGTCGAGAGTATTACCTGACACCTGAAGTCGCCAAGGGATGGATGCGGTTCTTAGATCCTTTGAGACTAGACATGGTTAAGTTTAGTCTTGCGACAGGTCAACGAAAAGCAAACATTGTTGGCTTGAAGTGGGATTGGGTTAGCAAGGATCTTACTCGAATGGTGATCCCTGCTGCTGATGCCAAGAACGGATGCTCACACACTATTCAGTTGAATACTGTAGCGGTTGAGGTTCTAAAGAAGCGCAAAGAAGATCGCGCTGCGCTGATGGCAGAGTACCCAAGGCTTGGCAATATCGAGCATGTCTTTGTGCAGGATGATAGGCAACACCTTGGTCAGCCTATGCTTGGAACGTCAGTGACTGGAGAGATGTGGAAAAGAAGTATTAGGATGTATAACCACAATCTTGAGTATGTAGCCAAGAGAAACAAGAAGTCTTTGGATAGAGATAAGTTGATACCGGAACACGCTTTAGTGTTTCACACGTTAAGGCACAGCTTTGCAACATGGCTGAATGAAGCCGGAACAGACCTTGATGATATTGCAATGGTCGGTGGCTGGAAGAGCCTTGATGCGTGTAGAAGGTATGTAAAGAAAAGTGACGATAGGGCTAGGGAAGTTGGATCTAGGATAGAGGGT